GCAGTACAAGGTAACAGAAGTTCTATTTCATCAGATGTTGTTACAGGTGACCAAATGGGTGGGTCAATCAAAAAAGCCCAAATAGGACATTTCATTATGTCAATAGCAAGAACGTTAGCTCAAAAAGAAGGTAATAGAGCAACAATAGCGGTCTTGAAGTCTAGATTCGGAAAAGATGGAGTTCTTTTTGAAGATTGTACATTTGATAATGGTAGAGTTTTTATCGACACAGAAACTTCAGATACTTTCTTAGGTTATGAAAGAAAAGTAGAAGTAAGAAAAGAAGAAAACGCTAGAGAAAGATTGAAAATGGCAAAACTTAGAAAGAAACAGAGAGAGAACGAATCAAACGAAAACCAATAACTAATTAATTAAAAAATTTTAAAAAAAATGGAATTATCAAACAAAATTCTATCAGACATTACTGTCTACATGAAGTACGCAAAATTTCTTCCAGAAAAAGAAAGAAGGGAAACTTGGGAAGAGTTGGTGACAAGAAATAAAGAGATGCACCAAAAGAAATATCCACAATTGAAAGAGGAGATAGAAGAAGTATATCAGATGGTTTATAACAAAAAGATTTTACCATCTATGAGGTCTTTACAGTTCGGTGGTAGACCGATTGAAATCTCACCTAATAGAGTATACAATTGTGCTTATTTACCTATCGACCATATAGACGCCTTTTCTGAAACAATGTTTTTATTGTTAGGGGGAACAGGAGTTGGATACTCAGTACAAAAACATCATGTAGAAAAGTTACCTGAGATACAAAAACCTAACTCAAATAGAACAAGAAGATACTTAATCGGAGATTCAATTGAAGGATGGGCTGACGCAATTAAGGTTTTAATGAAATCTTATTTTGGGGTTAACTCGTCAACACCTATCTTTGATTATTCAGATATTAGACCAAAAGGAGCTTTATTAGTAACATCAGGAGGTAAAGCACCTGGACCACAACCACTTAAGGATTGTATCCATAACATTAAAAAAGTATTAGACGCAAAAGAAGATAGAAAAAAATTAACGACTCTTGAAGTACATGATATTGTATGTTATATCGCAGACGCTGTACTAGCAGGTGGTATTAGAAGAGCGGCATTAATTTCTCTTTTCTCAGCTGACGATGATGAAATGATTTCTTGTAAATCAGGAGCTTGGTGGGAACTTAACGCACAAAGAGGTAGAGCTAATAACTCAGCAGTTTTATTAAGAAATAAAATTACTAAAGAGTTTTTCTTAGATTTATGGAAAAGAGTTGAGTTGTCAGGAGCAGGTGAACCTGGAATCTATTTCTCATACGATAAAGATTGGGGAACTAATCCATGTTGTGAGATTGCACTAAGACCATTCCAATTCTGTAACTTATGTGAGGTTAATGCTTCAGATATTGAATCACAGGAAGACTTTGAAAAAAGAGTTAAAGGAGCATCATTCATCGGAACACTTCAAGCTGGATACACAGACTTCCACTACTTAAGAGATGTATGGAAAAGAACTACTGAAAAAGATGCTCTTATCGGAGTATCAATGACAGGTATTGGTTCAGGTACAGTATTAGGTTATGATATGAAAGCGGCAGCTGAAGCGGTTAAAGAAGAAAACACTAGAGTAGCTAAATTGATTAATATTAATGAATCAGCTCGTATGACAACAGTAAAACCAGCTGGTACAACTTCATTAGCATTAGGTACTTCTTCAGGTATTCACGCTTGGCATAATGATTACTACATCAGAAGAGTAAGAGTTGGTAAGAATGAAGCTATTTATACTTATTTAGCGATTAACCACCCTGAATTAGTAGAAGATGAGGTATTTAGACCACATGATACAGCAGTAATTTCTGTACCACAGAAAGCACCTGAAGGTTCTATCCTTAGACATGAATCACCATTTGAATTATTAGAAAGAATTAAAAAGGTGGCTCAAGAGTGGATTAAACCTGGACATAGAAAAGGACAAAACACACATAATGTATCAGCAACAGTATCACTTAAAGAAGAAGAGTGGGAATTAGCTGGTGAATGGATGTGGAATAATCGTAAATATTATAATGGATTATCAGTATTACCGTATAATGGAGGTACTTATCAACAGGCACCATTTGAAGATTGTGACGAAGAAACTTACAATAAAATGATGAAATCACTTAATAATGTAGATTTAAGTAAAGTAGTTGAATTAACAGATAATACAGATTTAACAGGTGAGTTAGCATGTGCTGGTGGAGCTTGTGAAGTGAAATAATCGATACCTTTATAACCGAAAGCCCCATACTAAAGTGTGGGGTTTTTTATTGCCTAAAATTTACATTTAAGTATTTGGACATAAATTATATAGTTGAATATTTATTAATAAAAAGAAATGGCTGAAAGATTTATAAACATAGCTTTTCCTTTTGAGGATGATGATGTAAAAAATTATTTCCTTAAAATGAATAAGGAAGGTAAACAAGCTATAAAATCAGATTTAATACATTTATTACTTACCACACCTGGTGATAGATTATATTTGCCGGAATTTGGTGCTGATTTAAGACAGTATTTATTTGAACCTAATGATAGTGAGACAACTAGTGCTATTAGAGCTGAAATACAAGAAGCTATTGATAAATACATACCCAATTTAAAATTAACAGAATTAACAATAGAAAGACCCAATCCAGGTGAGTTTAATGTTAGAGAAGAACATACCGCTGTGGTAAGAATAGATTATATTTTTACTGAGGGAGCTTTAGCCAAAGCTGATTTTATTGAAATAACTATATAAAAAAAATATTATGGCACCACAAAATAAAAAAATAAATTACGCATCAAGAAACTTTGCTGATATTAGAACAGAGTTAGTTAATTTTATAAAACTATACTACCCAGAAATATTTTCAGATTTTAATGACGCTTCTGTTGGTATGATGTTATTAGAATTAAACGCTGCTGTAGGTGATATGTTATCATATAACACCGATAGAATGCTAAACGAAACCCAACTAGATTACGCACAAGAAAGAAAAAATATTTTAGCTATATCTAGAACACTCGGTTTAAAGATACCTGGTTTAAGACCTAGTGTTACTTTAGTTGATTATGCAGCAACAATACCAACTAGGGGCGATAGTTGGGATATTAGATACTCTCCTGTTATAAGATATGGTTCACAGGTTATTGGTGGTGGACAAGTATTTGAAAACATTGAAGATATTGATTTTTCTTCACCTTATACATCTGGTGGTGTACCAAACAGACTAATACTACCTAATATAAATAGTAATGGTACAATCACAGATTATACTATAGTTAAAAGAGAATTAGTTGTTAATGGTTTAACTAAAACATTTAAAAAAACAATAGCTCAAAATGAATCAGTACCATTTTTAGAAATATTTTTACCTGACCTTAATGTTTTGTCAGTTGAAAGCGCTATTGTTTTAGAGGGTACTAACTATTCTACACAACCCACCTTAGACCAATTTATAGACCCTGATTTAAGATGGTATGAGGTTGATTCACTGGCTGAAGATAAAGTTTTTGTAGAAGACTCGACTAGAGAAAGTGATAACCCAGCTGTTAAACCAGGTAAATACATTACAACTACTAGGAAATTTATTAAAGAGTTTACGGATAACAATTATTGTAAATTAACTTTTGGTAGTGGGACCAATAACGACCAAGAACAATTAGAAAATATTGGGAACTTTGGTATTAAAATAGGAGATTTTATTAATACAACAGCTTTAGGCGAGGTTTTAAAACCAAATACAACACTTTTTGTTAAATATAGAGTTGGTGGAGGACCCGGTTCAAATCTGGGGCCTAACGTTATTAATAGTTTAGGACAAAATACCATAAACGTTAACGGACCAACACCAGCCATAAACCAAACAGTACAAAGGTCCTTAAGAGTTAATAACCCAATACCAGCTATTGGTGGTGCTGGAATACCTTCAGTCGACCAAATAAGACAATTAACTAAATATAATTTTGCTTCACAAAATAGAGCTGTAAGTATAAAAGATTATCATGCTTTAATAGGTAAAATACCAGGTAAATTTGGTTCACCATACAGGTATTTAGTAACAGAAGAACAAAATAAAATACAAATATACACATTAGGTTTAGATTCTAGTGGTAAATTAAGTAATCAGTCCTCTAATACCTTAAAAGAAAACATAGCGACATGGTTATCCGACTACAGGATGATAAATGATTATGTTTTAGTACAAGATGGTAAAATAATCAACTTAGGATTTGATATAGATTTATTTATTGACAAACTAGTGAATCAGTCAGAAGTTATAAAT